TCCTAAGACTAATAATAGTATAGCACCAACTACTGCACTAATCACCATCCAGGTTATTTTACTTATGTTCGCTTCTATTTTCTCTACCCTTTTAGTTAAATTACTGTGTGCCTCTAAGGTTGGTAGACACTTCTTTAACTCTTTCATATCAAGTTTCAATTCTCTCATATCGTCTTGTGTTTGTTTTAACATAATCTGTAATTCTGTTATAACTCTTGTTGTCTCACTATCCATGTTGTGTTCTGTATTCGCCATTTTAATATTGGTATTGGTCTACTATAGAGCCGTTTATGCTTCCTCCTTCCAGCGCGTTTACATCAACACCTTCATTTTCCATTACCATTCTAAACAAACCTTCTAGCTGTTGTATTTTATACTTTCTATTTTCTTCTGTATCCCAGGGCGTTGGTGCAAACTGGTTATACAACTCCTCTTCCTTAAGGTTCATAGCAGCACCAGTTCGTGTCCTTGCAAGTATGTCTACAACGTTTCTAATCGCTGTGTCTAACACTTGTAACTCTGGGTCTCCACCCTCCTTTGGTAACAAGGCTCTAAAAGGTATTCTCTCTCCTCCTCCCTCTAATATTTCATTAACCTTTTGTAGACTCTTCCAGGCAGAACTTGCGTTTATACCAGCACTTGATAATTGTGAATCCCCTGTAAGTCCTAAAAGCTTTGCATAACTATTGGCTGCTGTTGGGTCTATTTGCCCACTTAACACACCCTGACCCAATAGTGCTGCTGCCTGCTTCGGGTCCCTTTGTGCTATGGCACTAATTTCGTCAGTTAAGCTTGGTCCTCCAACCATATTTTGTACAGTGCTCATAGCAAACTCAGCCTCTGAAGGACTAATATTGCCTGACAACACTGCTTGCAATAAATCGGTCTGAAACTTCTGCATATCAAAGCTCTGTTGTGGCTGTACTTGTTGCTGTTGTGCAAATAGTCCTAACGGGTCGTTAGGGTCTGCTGTAAGTCCCACCTGACTCAAATCATATGTTTGTCCTAACCCCTGCCCTGGAACCTGCTGAACTTGTCCTTGTTGTGCCTGCTGTTGACTTTCTTGGTCTACATCAAAACCTCTTCCCAACCTGCTTCCAACCTGACTGGCAACTTGCCCCAATAGTGGTGAGCCCTGCCTTGCTATGTTTGAGATACCTTCACCCATTTGACCAAATGCATTTAATGCTTTTCCTCCTGCCGACATACCAGCACCACCAAATTCTCCAAGACCCGAAATTACTCTCCTAAAGCCTGGGACCCTCCCTAGTAGTCTATTGTATTCTGTTGAACCGTATCCTATATTAAGATTTTGCATGATTTCTGGTGCTACTTTCCACAACTTATCTAAATCATCATACAAAGAGGCTCCCTTATCACCTAGAAATTCTTTTAACTTTGGGTAAATTGTGTCGTGCAAAGCAGCTTGGTTAGATTTCCTTATTCCGAGTGATGGATTGGTTTTTGCCATAAATGCCGACCTTTGAGTAGCTCTTTTAAGGTTTGCCAACTGTTCTACCGAAAGCATTCCGTTTTCTGGCAACACATTTAAATCAGTTAATGTAGCATTAAGTTCTCCTAGAAACCTATTGTAAGCATCATCAACATCTAGTCCAAGGGGTCCTGCTACCCTTTTCGCTGCGTCCTCAGCTATTTCATCCACACTAATTTGACCTTGTGCATTGCTTATAACGTCATTTAGCTCACTGTCTATTTCAGTCCATGCCTGATTAATATTTCTGCCACCAACCCTGGATTTCTTTGTCCATTTCTCGATAACGTCTTGTGCTTGTTTTTCTGCTTGAGCAATCTTGCCTGGACCACCTGGTTCCTCAGGAATCTGTAGTCCTTTGGAACCCCTTCTAAACTCTTCGCCAAAATCTTCGGTGGCAGAGCCAACCCTTTGTGAGGCTCTTCCCAATGCCCCCAACCCCTCTTCAATCGCTGGAAAGCCATAAGAAGCAACTGCCGAACCTAGCATGGCCCCCATTGGACTCTCACCCTTGTATTCTTCTGTTTGTCCGTAAGCTTGAAGCAAATTTCCAGGTAGCATAGTCGTACCCTTTAAGCCTATTCTTCCTATTGCTGAAGGCACCTGCGAAATGGCAGGTCCTAATGCTGAAAGAAGACCACCTGTTAAATATGTACCTCCCACATTAGCTATACTCTTTCCTATTTCTTTTCCTGGGTTTTCTTGTAAAGCTTGCCTTTCTTCTTCATCAAGTGCAAAACTCCAATCACCAACCATTCCTGGTGCCTGGTTTCCTGCACTCAACCAATCACTTGTATCTAAACCACTTAACTTACCTGCACCAAGCCCAAGGCCAACCGCACCCTGCCTAGCAGGTCTACTCATATCTTTTAAAAGGTCTAAAAGAAATGGGTCATCCAGCCCAGTTTTATTAAACACCCTTGTTTGCTTGTCCTTTGATTTTTGTAGTTTTTTATCTCCCAAACCTAAAAGCTTGACTATTGGAGTGTCTTCCATAGCAATAAGCCTGTCGTAAAGACTATTAACGGTCCCCAACCCCTTACCTATATATTTTTTATCATAAATTGCTTTTTTTGCCATTTTTTTACTTTAATAAGTTACAGAATAAACCCGACCTACATCATTGCCTAACTGACCCCACAACCATTCTGGGTTAAGAATTACACCATACTGTGCTGCTTGGTTTAAAAGTAGTTTGTGGGCGTCATCAATATTTCCTACTACCTGACCACCTAGCGTGTACCTCCCTGGGCCTTTTCCTCTCATACTCGCAAGTTGATTTGCTGCTGCCTTTATTCTATCTATAACAACCCCTCTGTCAGGGGCTTGAACATTAGGTTGCTCACTCTCCCCTTGATAATCCCCCATATTCAGACTTAACCCTCCTGGACCACTTGTTGCGGCCCTATTTTTAGCATTTTCAGCCTCCTGCCATGCCATTTGGTAACGTTGCATTAACCTCGAATATTCGTCTGCTAGATTCTGTTGTCCTAGTTGTGCTGCCTGTACTGCCTTACCATACATATCATTAATCTGTCCTCCTAAGTAGTCTGTGTATCCCTGTGCAGCGTTTAAACTTCCTGCCATAGTACCTAGCTCTCTACCCATAACACCAAGTTTTTGTGTAGGACTTAGGTCTTTAGCCGTAGTACCCTGCATACCAGGTCCCATAGAAGTAACATCAAAGAATCTCCCTAAATAATCACCCATTAAGTCTTTTGTTACCCCTAATGATTCTTTTATTAAAGGAGAGCCTGCCTTCTTAATCTGGGACTCTATTTCAGAGGGTAGGTTTGCGTCATACGCAGAAAGCCTGTCCTCTGATTGGTTTACTTGTTTTTCTATTGTCGCTAAGTCCATAGTTTTAATTATATAAATTATCCATAAAACGGTGAAGTATCACCAACACCATACGCACTACTACTCTTGTCCCAATAATCTTGCCAGGTAGGAATTTCTGGTGCTTCTAGTGTCTCCCCAGGCTGCATATTTAACCTTGCCTCGTTCCACATTTTACTGCTTGGGTTGTAAAAGAATTCGTCAAATCCTTGTCTGTGCATACCTAACCAGTCTTGCATTTGTGCTTGTCTATTTCTCTCTGCTGCGGCTCTTAGGTCTCCTACACCCCCAAGTGCTCTACCAAACCTTTGTCCCCCTGCACCTGCCATACCTAAATTATAATCATACAAAGTACTCTTTAATTGCCTCTGGGCCTCTGGGTTAATTTGCTCTGCTGCTGACAGTTTTGCCTGGGGCATTACTCTTTCCCAAGCGTCGTAGGGTTTCATAAGGTTTTCAAACTGTGGAATTTCTTCTGCCCTCTTTAATTGTCCTGTTAGTGGGTTTGTATATTCGTATAAGAGTTGTTCTTGTGGAGTCTGTACAGGTTGTGCGACTGGCTGTGCTGCTGGTTGTGTCTGTTGTACTTGTGTTCCTGGAATATTAAGTTGCCACCCTGGTCTAATATAATTAGGATTTCCCCCTATAGTAGATTTGTTAAGATTGTATAGGTCCTGCCATCCAGAGAGGCCAAGTCGTTGTGCTATTTTGGATAAGCTATCCCCTTCTCTAACAGTATAAGTATCGTAAGCCATATTATTATATGTCAAATTATCAACCTTGTTCCTGCTACTAGGGTATTTCTATTTAACATATTACATTATCAATTTATATAAGTCTAGTCGTTAATAAATATCTCATATTTAAATTTAAAGTCCAATCCATCCCATTGAGGACTGGCAAATGGAGCTGCTGTAACTGCAATGTACTGTAAAACAAACTGAGTGGTTGTTGTATAGCAAACAAACCTAGAAATCGTCCAACCATCATACAAAGGAAGTATTGCATATTGCGTAGTTAATGCACCGTCTAAGTCCTCAACAAAACATTGACACATTGGTATGTATCCATAGTTATGGGTAACTGTTTCTATTGTGTAAGTCTGGTCAGAAGTATATGCTGGAACAGTATACTCTACTGTGCCGACCATACCTTCCTCCATTTTTAAGTAGTCAAAGCCACTGTGTACAGCCATATCTTCTTGGTCGCCCGTAATAGGGCTGTATCCAGGTAAACTCCCTATAAATGCTTTGTCGTCTGATGTACTTACTACTCCCATTATCCTATATCCCCTAGAGGGTCTTTAAAAATTATATATGCTGCTTGCAAAAAGGGGTGTCCATAATACGTATAAGTTAGGGTTGTTGTATCTGCAGATATAGTAAAGTCATCAGCTTGGTATGCGAGCGAATACGCTCCTGCAGGATTCCTATTGGTGTTTTCTATATAAAACCAATACATAGGAGCATAACCTAAATTGTGTGTTATTTCGGCACCGTTTGTACTATCATCATAATATCCTGTCTTGTGTATCATAAGTTGTCTAACATCGCTCCTAACCGAAAAATCCCTTTTATCATCAGACCAAACACTTTTTCCTGACTGACTAACAAGTATACCTAAATCTCCCGTGTCCTCTTCTGTGGCGTCTGTAGAAACTAAGCTTCCTGAATCATACTCCGTTAGCATGGGTCTTCTGTAAATCTGCCAATGAATTGTACCTGTACTATATAAGGGGGTGTCGTCAATGTATAACTCAGTATCATCTGCCCAAATATTTGTATATAAAAAATCTCCAATTTGATACCTCTTTCCACTTACTTCTAGCCAATACATAAATACAGGGACATAACCAAGACCATGGGTATAAAGGCTTTCATCGTATGCCGTACTTACTGTAACGGCTTTTGTCCCCTCAGCCTCTATAGGTAGTAACGGCCACTCAGAACTAAAAGCCAGCTGTTTGTCGCTAGCCTTATTCACATCATAGCCCTGTCTGCTTACTTTTATTCCTGCACTCATTTTTAGAAGCCACCAATTAAAACTCGGTCGTTTACTCCGTCACTAATCACAATTCTTCTATTCTTTCCGTCTAGCTTAATTTGCTTACTACCTAGGTATATAATTCCCTCGCTTCCTATAATACCACCCACTAAACTGTTAGCGTCTGTATACCTTGAAGTAACTATAGCATTACCACCTTCTATTTCAAAAGTGTTTCTAAAAAGGTACTTATCATACCCTGCTTCTGAAACTGTTTTTACGTCAATATCTATGGTCATGTTGCTACCTTACCAAAACTTAATGGGCTTGCCATAAACCCTACAGCCTGTATCTCCATTGTACTTGAGCAAGTAAACTTCAAAGAATGTGTAAAACCACTACACTCTGTCGTTGGCAATATTTTAACAACCGTGGTCGTAGAACTACTAGAAAGCGTATCCAATGTAGCATAACTACCCTCATTAGAACTATAGGTTACTGTCACATTACCACCTGATTTATACTTTACGTAAAATGCTGATATTCTGTATTCTATGGTCGGGTCGTCAAAGGTGTAGTGTGGTGTTCTAGCCTCTACCGTAAACGCTGCTGCTGTTCCTGCACTATTATCGTCTGTACTACCCGTATTCATTTTATATACAGCCATTGCAGTCTCTTCCCCGTAATAAAGGTCTTTACTTCCTGAGCTGTTTATAAAGGTCGAGTATACTACTGGTTCGTCGTCTCGTGAGTTAAGTATCCAAGACCCGTTAGCAGTATCAAACACAAACTCTGCGTTGGTTATTGCACTGGCTGGGGCACCACTCACAGTAGACAAGTCTCCAACTGACAAATAATATTTGCCGTCAAAGGCTCCTGCTGCCATTTGTGAGAAATTGGAACTGTTTATCAAATCAAAAAGCCCGTAGCCGTCTACAGGGTCTTTAATTTTCTGAGAAATGTCTATTGGTCTGCCTGAGCCGTTGTACATATAGATTGCTTCTCTATCAGCCCATATTAAATATCCACTTACGTTTCTGATTGTCCTTTCGTTTACACACCCAAACCCTGGAATCTTCTCTGACCATGTGGAGGCTGGGTCCCAAATATACATATTCTCCTCGTCAAAACTAATAAAGTTTCCCTGGTAAGAAGTAATACCCGTTACCTCACCGTCCTGGGTAAAGTAGTCTATTAACACATACACAGTGTCATTGTCCCAGGTTGAAGTAGCAGCGTCTGTGGTTACTGTGTCACCGTCTGTAAAGCCTGTTATTAGGTTCATTACTCCGTCAGTAGAGTTGTATAAATAAGCAGCACCCTCGTGGTAGGCTTCAAATATTTCTGTTGTGGTAGTTACTGTATTGGCTCCTGCACTGTCTGCGTTGGCTGCACAGGTTCCTGTAGCGTCATAAAAAGTGTCTGTATTTGGTTGAGTGTAAAATATTACATTCGGCATAATTGAATTGCCCCCTACTGCTAGCATACTCTTGTTAACGGCTAGTATATGACCACCTATTTTAGGAGTAACATCAGTAATAGTAGTCCCTGAAGTGTAAGCTAAGGCTGTAGCACCGTCTGCACTACCTAAATACATTCTGTCTAAGAAGTTAATCATATTGACCTTTGTACTTGCTGGCCATTCGTCAGCGTCTACACTG